CATGTTCCTAGTACTCCTTTCTTGTAAATTTTCTTTGATTTCTTTTGATTAAATATCACTCGTTTTGACTACCTATATATCTTAACATCGTATTCAATTGTAGTCAAGACATTTTTTTGATTTTTTTGATTTTTTTTGATATAATTTGCTTTAAGAGGTGATTTATCATGAAAAACAACTCAGAACCTACTTCTATTAGACTTCCTAAAGACTTAATGACTAAAATTAGAGAAGATGCTATGAGAGACAAAAGAAGCATTACAAAGCAAATTGAATACATTATTGATAGTTATTATAAATTCAAAGATATTATAAATTAAGCTCTCTTTTCTTAGAGAGCTAATATCATTTCTGTTTCTATACTGTTTTAATCCATTAATGTTTTGCTCGTCTAATTGAACAAAACATGATTCATTTTGTTCAGTTGCTGATCAACATTGATTCACGCCATGCTATCGCCGGCTGCGGAGCTATCGCCTGGCAGCCGGCTCATGCACGTGGCGCGATTACCAAATGAACAAAATAACCGTTGTTGTTCAATTAGACGCTATCACCTATATATAAAGGTATATCGAGCTCTGAATGTGAGTTATGCATCCAGTAATATTTTTTGAGCCTTAAAACAGACTTCCTAACTACTGAATAGTAATCTTCAGCATAAAATCTACCGTTCTCCTGATCGATATACCCTATTTCTGGTATTATGAGGTATTTTATTATTACCTTAAAAAATAAGAAATATCTTTCTTTTTTTATAAGCTCCTGTTCCGTTGCTAACACTCTGATCTTTTTATCAAGATCAGCAGTTTGTGAACATGCAAACACATGTAATCCATGATGCCTTACATACTTATACCAATCACGTACTTTCTCAGGTAGATTTTTGTATTGTCGATTATCATGTAATATACCTATCTCATCAATAAGTATGCAACTTCCACGAGGATAACGATAGTTATAATATTCAGCAGGCATAGCTTTAAAAGGTGTATCAGGTATATTCGTGTATACTTCACGACCTTTTTCACAATATGATTTACCAATCTGGCACAAATACGTAGTTTTACCAACACCCAAACCTCCGTAAATTATTACTAGTTCACCATCCTCTGTTTTTATCCTCTCGTTTTTATCAATCTCAGCAAGAATTCGACGCTTATCAACATAACCCCTATACCGATTAATGGCATAAATTCTGGTTCTGTCAACAAATTTGATAACATTACTAACAACTGATTCAAGCCAGCGTACCACAACCTAATACCCCCTTATTCCATCAATTATCCACCTTAGTAAAGATATGAAAAGTATCAACACAAATATCCTTGTAAAAGTATCAAGTGGAGTTATTCCCGTTATAAATATCAATAGCTCTTCCATGATTTCGCCCTTCTCCCCCGCTTAAATATCGTAAACACCGCCAGTATTACTATTAATATCAACACTCCATAAGTATACCAGGACGTATTTACTCCGTCGGTTGTCCCTATTGGTGTTATGTTAACTAACGTAGTATAAGTTGTTTGTCCACCTCCTGTTGCTGGATTGCTTATCAACCTACTATTAGCTACTAACGACTGCCTGCTCGTATACTGTAATCCATCCACAGATAACGATAAATTACTATTACCTCTATACCACATATTATCAACATCCATTAGATCAGTAGTTACATAGTATGTTCTTCCGGCTGAGTCTGTTATTTTATATGTTACATAATCTGACATCTTTATACCTCCATATTCGTCTACCGCTTGACCTAAACACTAAAGCGTTAAGATCAAGCGGTCGACTTGTTTATTATCTCCTTTTGCGTTTTGAACCCATTGCCGGTACAAACCGTTTTATGTAACCGATCGTAATCCCCACGACAACGAGCGCGATGAAGAACAGGATTATTGGAGTTTGAACAATAAATTCCGCAAGCGTAGTTATCCAACCAACCGCCGCAGTAAATACCGTTGTTATCCCTGTTACTATTTCTGACATTCTAGCCCCCCCCTTCTGCTTCTGAATTTATTTGCCCCAATATAAAATGTACGATTTTAATTATTGGAGATAATACTAATGGTATTGCCATTGCTAGTTCAATCCATAGATTGTTTGTTATTACCTGATACCATATATTAACCATTCCTCTATTAACAGCATAAAGGAATTCCATCATTTCAACTTCACCCATTTATTCACCTCTTGTTAATACGCCTATTACTGCTGCAACTATTAAATTTAATATTATAAACAAATATACAGGTATCCCAAATAACGGCAACATTAACGCCGTTACTATCATATCTGATAACACTTGTAATATTCCCATTATCTGTTAGCCACCCACTTTATCACTCTGATTATTAGTAATGTCGCTATAAACGCACCTAGTATCCCAAATCCTGTTATAAATGATACCATTACAGGTATTGTAGTCAGCATCTTTGTTATCATGCTTACTATCCCTGTTATGATCTCCCATAAAAATGTAAAAAATTTAATCATGTTTTCTCACAATCCACGGTATCAGCGCAAGCCCTATTACTGGCAATATTATCAATTCTATCAATTGACTTACTGAGTTTAATGCATCAAATACAAAATTCATTGCATTTCCTGTATATGGTATTTCTGTAGTATTCACTTGTTCTAAAGCTTGCTTTGTATCCTCTGATACCTGATTCATGATATTACTTTCTTCTGTCTGCTCATCGTCCACATTTACTATATTTACATCTATTATTCCATCTTCTATTCCTATCGCTTTACTTAATGCATTTCTCCACAATGTGTAATATAAAGCAGCTACATTGTTAGAATCATTTATATATAACGGCTCCTGCCATAACCATTGTGCTTTAGGCGTTATGATATAATTTGTATTGATAAAAGACTGATATTTTACATCAGGTATAGTATATGTCACATTCCA